CCCGACTCTCCATGGAAGATTTACCCCCAAAAATGTGAGCATAAGTCATGAATAGTTTGAAATCGGTTGATTTAAGTCATGACCCAAATCAAGCCGATCACATTCGGATCAAATCGGATTTTGGTCAGTCATTAGCAGGGGTGTTTGGCAGTGCAACGCCAAGAATCCACACACCACTTAATGATTTACCATCAAGGGGTTTTGAAATCATAGATTTTGCATCATCCTTGAAAATCAATTTGATGCCCTGGCAAAAATTTGTGCTGGAGCATTCGCATAAAATTAAAAGTGATGGCAGGTGGGCAACACCACTGGTCACAACCGTGGTCAGCCGACAGTCTGGAAAATCAACCATGATGCTTATTAGAATTTTGGCGGGCATGTTCATTTTTGATGAGCCGTTGCAAATTGCATCAGCCCACAGGTTGGTGACATCACTTGAACAATTTCGGAATTTGGTTGGGCTGATTGAAGGCAGTGATGATTTGAGAAAACAGGTCAAGCGGATCAGATGGGCGCATGGTGCTGAGGAAATAGAAACATTGGCTGGCAATCGATTTGTAATTAAGGCGGGCGGATCAGCGGCCAGGGGCGTTGCGCCATCTACGGTGCATTTAGATGAGTTGCGGGAAATGCATGATTTAGAATCATTTGCATCATTGCGATACACATTGCTTGCCGCAAAAAATCCAATGGTTTTGGCCTATTCCTCGGCTGGTGACCAACATTCAATTGTTTTGAATCAGATTAGGGATCGTGGAATTGCAGCGGCTGCAGGCGGTGTTGATGAAATGGCTTATTTTGAATGGTCAGCCCCAACTGATGACATCAATGACCCTGCCAACATAATTGCTGCCGTGCCCGCACTTGGTCACACAATTCATCATGACAATATTGGACAATTGTTAAATGACCCGCATGAAGTTTTAATGACTGAGGTTTTGAGTAGATGGGTGGCAACAATAACCGCAGCGGTTGGTGAAATTGAATGGCGGGCGTGTGAATCAAGTGATTTAGATTTAGACCCTGAGAAAATTACCTGGATGGCATTGGATCATTCACCTGACCGAAAACATGCGGCATTGGTTGCAGCCCAGCAATTACCCAATGATCAGTTTTTGATCAAACTATTGCACACCTGGCAAAATGATTTGACCCTGGATGATAAAGCGGTGGCCAATGATGCATCCGCTTATTGCCGCAAATACCCAATTGAATTTTTGGCGTATTCCAGGCGCACCAGTGTGGCCGTGGCTGATCGGTTGCGCCCCGCTGGGATTCCAGTTTTGGAAGCGGATTCATTTTACCCGCAGGCATGTGATGAATTATTGTCAGCAATCAATTCAGGCAGATTGCGCCACAAATCCAGTGAACAATTAACGCTTCAAATGTTATCCGCAGTCAAATTACCCAGGGGTGATGGTGGAATGGTTTTTGGCCGTAGGGCTTCACAATCAGCAATTTGCGCTGCGGTGGCATCTGCCCTAGTCACACATTTTGCGACACGCCCAAGCACAGATGTTGATATTTTAGTGGGTTGATGCTATTTGCCTGAAAAAATGAGGGCATGGGATTATTGGATGTTTTCAAAATTAAAGCAATTGAAAATCAGTCATCCCCTGATGTAGCAGCGACAAACCTGGCACCACTGCCAAATTTAAATTCACTTTACACTTTTATTGATACCCCCATCAGCGCAACTTATTCTGAATTTATTTCAATTCCGTCTGCAACCCGTGCAAAAAATATTATTGCACAATCAATCGCTTCAATCCCATTGGTTTTGCGTGATCGCACAACTGGCATCCGATTAGATGCTCCCAGGGTAATTGATACACCTGATCCAAGGTTGCCAGGACAAGCAACCTATGGATGGACTGCCAGCGATATTTTGCTATATGGGTTCGCTTACTGGCAAATAAAATTGCTCTACCAAGACACATTTAGAGTGCGTGAGGTTGAAAGAGTTTCACCTGATCGGGTTGGCATTGAAACAAATGCAAATTCAACTATGATCACTGGATACACAATTGATGGCACCCGTGTGCCTGATAGTGGTGTTGGCAGTTTAGTTGTGTTTTACAATCCAGGAGATGTTGGTGTTTTAAATCGGGCAGGTCGCACCATTCGCACGGGCGCAGAATTAGAGCGGGCGGCAATGAATTATGCCAGGGAGCCAATTCCATCAATGGTTTTAAAATCAAATGGATCAGCATTGCCATCAGATCGGATTGCAAAATTATTGGAGCAATGGGGCATTGCAAGGCGTAGTCGCACAACTGCATTTTTAAATTCTGATATCAATTTGGAAAAGGTTGGTTTTTCACCTGATGAATTAGGTTTGAACACTGCCAGGGAACACATTGCAACTGAAATCAGCCGTGCATGCGGCATCCCTGCATATTTTACCGATTCACCAAGCGGTTCATCAATGACATATTCAAACGCAGTCACCGCCCGTCAAACATTGTTGGATTTTAGTTTGATTCCAATTTGTGATGCAATTTCCCAAAGATTATCAATGCCTGATTTCACACCATCAAGCCAAGTGATCAGACATGATTTTGATGTGTATTTGCGTGGCTCAGCATTTGAGCGTGCGCAGATTTATGAAATACTTAACCGCATTGGCGTAATGACCGCTGATGAAATCGCAAGGAAAGAGGATATGGCACTATGAAAATAAACACACCAATGCAAATCACCGCAGCCGATTCAGAATCCAGGACAATTACTGGCCGAATTGTTGCATTCGGAGAAACTGCAAATGCATCAACTGGAAAAGTTGTTTTTGCCAAAGGCAGCATTGCTCCAAAGGATGTTTTTTTAAATCTTGAACATGACCGAACCCGCAGAATTGGGAAAACTTTGAGCATGAGTTTAAATGAATCAGGAAAATCAATTGATGCAACATTTAAAATCGCAAAAACTACCGCTGGCACTGATGCACTAGAGGAAGCAATTTCAGGGCTTAGGGATGGATTTTCAATTGAATTGGCCGTGAATGATTATGAAATGCAAAAAGATGGCACCATGAAGGTGACATCAGGAGAATTAACAGGTGTTGCATTGGTAACTGAACCAGCGGTTAAATCTGCCAGGGTTAGTGATGTTGCAGCAACTGAGGAAAATTCTGATGCGGAAAAATCCGAAACAGATCAAACCAAAACCGAAGGAGAAAAAACAGTGTCAGACAATACGCCTGAACAGATAACACCAACTGAATCAGTTGATGTTGCACCAACAGTTCAAGCCACATCAGCACCCGTGGCTTATACAACACCAAGGTCACCAATTATTAACAAAGTGACTTATTTAGAACATTTTTTGAAAGCAAATGTTTTGGGTGATGAGGATTCCCGCATTTATGTGCGTGCAGCCGATAACACCACATCAACTGCACCTGGAATGGTGCCAACACCACAATCACTCCAAGTTATTAATGCACTTGCAAATGGTGACCGTGGAATGATTGATGCACTAAGCCGTGAGGCTTTAATTGGTGAGGGAATGACATTTGAATTGCCAAAGGTCACCGCAGTGCCAACAGTTGCAAATGTTGCAGAAAATGCAGCCGTGACTGAATCATCATTGTCAGCCACATTTTTATCAGTGCCAGTGCAATCATTTAAGGGTCGTGCAATCACAACCGTTGAGTTGATTGATAGAAGTCGGCCTGAATATGTGGCCGCTTTACTTGCAAATCTCGAATTTGCTTATGCAAAAGTAACTGATGAATTTGCAGTTGGCACAATTCAAGCCGCTGGGCAACAAACTGGTGTGAATGCCAACAGTGCAACAGGATTTTTGGCATATACATCACAGGCCGCAGCCGCAGTTTATGGTTCATCATTAGGTTTTGCACAAAACTTGGTTGTTTCTCCAGGACAATGGGCAAATATCATGGGTTACAACGACAATGGAACACCACTTTACAATGCAGCAAATCCATCCAATCAGGCTGGACTTGCAACCGCTGGATCATTGCGTGGCCGTGTATCTCCAGGACTTGATCTATATGTA